AGAGTCCCGCCCCGCTGATCCATCCATCAATGCTCAGTAGGCAGGAAGGCCCACCGGGAGCACCATGTCTCTCCGGTGGGCCACCAAATTTGATGCAGAGGTAACACGATGACTTTGCAGGTTCTAAACGGCCCTTTCATACAAGCCGGCGAGTCGTTGTCTGACGCCGTCGACTGTAGCGCCGGCGAATTGGTGCGTCTCACCATGCCGGGTGCCTGGTCGGATGCGGCGCCGCTGACGTTTCAGATCAGCACGGACGGCGTGTTCTACAACGATCTGTTCACGCTCGATGGTCATGAGCTCACGTTGCCGGTCGTGGTGCCGGGCGCGGCGGTGCTCGTCTCGCATGATGTCGGGCGCGCGATTGCGTTCATCAAGTTTCGCTCGGGCACGCGAGCTGCGCCGGTGCCGCAGCAGGAGCTACGCGAGTTCGCGGTGGCGATCGATGTGCCCGATGCCGCGGGAGCCGCCCGCCGGTGAGCGACCCAACCGGCACCGCGGGCCTCCGGCGATCATTCCTGGCCGAAGGCAATCGCCGACTGGCGCGCGTGCGCTCGCTCACACACACGATGCTGGTGGAGCACGACCTGATGGCGGCGCGCGGCGACCCGCTGGCGCAGTTGCTGCCGCATCCCGGCAATCGGCTGGCGGCGTTCATGCAATGGTTCGAGCAGACGGTTAACGCTCAGTTGCTCGGTGGCCGCTGGTGGGAGCGTTTCCTCGAGCGTGCCTACGCTTCCGGATTTAAGGCGGGCAGTGCGCTGACACACACGCCTCCCGGTGCCGCGCCACTGCCGGCGGTGTTCCGCGAGCTCGCCGGTCGCGAGTTCGCGGGCATCGCGGCTGCGCTTGTGCAGCAGGTGACACGGCAGGCCGCCGGTGCCGCGCTCGGCCGGCGCAAGCCGCAGCCGATGTATCGGCGGGTTCTGCCGGTGCTGCGGAAGGTCGGTGACGCTCGCGTGCGGCTGGCGACCAACACCTTGACGGTGAAGCTGCATAACTCCGGCCGGCTGGCCCAATTCCGCGCCGCCGGCATCACGCGCGTCGGCATCACGCCGGAACGCCTGGAGCCGCGCAAGCCTTCGCGGTTCTTGAGGCGGGATCATTTGCGGCATGATCACCGGCTGCATGATCGCGAGACGCAAAAGGAACGAACAGAACGGGCGGCCAACGAGTTGTTTGCGGCACAGCAACGCCAGCGGGAAGCCGAGCAAGCGGTGGCGCAAGCGGAGCTCGAAGCCGAACAAGCGCGCGTGGCGGCCGAGGTTGAGGCCCATATGGCTGGCGCCATGCTGGGACTGAGCCGGGCGCAGGCTCAAGTGGGATTGGCGGCGTCGCGTGCTCGAGCCGGCGAGGAAGTGGCGGCGGCGAAGGCCGCAACGGCGGCGAGAGAAAAAGAGGCGGCGGCGGCGTGGCAGAAAGTCCTTGCTGCCAGAAAAGAGGCGCGCGCGGCCGAGTATGCGGCCAAAGCGGCCGAGCAAGCCGTCGAGCAGGAGGCTGCACAGGCGGCCGCCGAAGAAGCTGCGGCAGCGGAGGCAGAGCAAGCAGCGGCAGCCGAGGCCGAGCAAGCCGCTTTAGCGGAGGTTGAGCAAGCCCTTGCGCCGGAGCCTGCGGAAGAAGAAGCGGCAGCGGAAGAAGTGAACGTGCAGACTGCAGGCGATGACCGCGTCTGTGACGAATGCGACGAGCTCGCCGCCGACGGGCCGTATTCACTCGACGAGGCGGACGACCTGATTCCCGCGCACCCAAATTGCCGTTGCGCGCTGGTGCCGGTGCTCGCTGATCCTGCGCAACTTTCATTTCTAGGAATTGGCGGGGCAGAGGAAGGCTGATGGCGATTGGCATTCGCGTTGTTGGACCGCCGTTGGATGCACAACTCGATCGCAATCTGGAAAAGTATCGGCTGAAGGTCCAAGCCGCGATCGACTCGGCCACCGATCAGCTCGCGGAGACGATGGTTGAGAAAGGCCGTGAAGACATTGCATCGGCCGGCAAGTTTGGCTCGCGCTGGACCACCGAGGGATTGACGTCTGACGTCAGCGGCAGCGGCACCATCCGCACCATCACGATTCGGGAAGCGGTGCCGTATTGGCGGGTCTTTCAGAACGGCGCCATTATCCAGGGAAAACCGCTGCTTTGGATTCCGTTGAGTTTTGCGACCGAGGCACAAGGCGTTTCCGCAAAAGATTACCCCGGTCGTTTGTTTCGTGTCGATCGCAAGTCCGGTGGGGCACCGCTGCTGATGTCGGCCGATGACAAGCAACCCAAATACTCCGGACATGAGAGTGTTCGCATTCCCAAAAAATTCCATCTGGTGGAGATCGTGACCGCCGAGGCCAAGACATTTGGCGCTCTCTACCGGGTGGAGATGACCAAATCCTAACGGAGGGTAGTCACATGAGCCTGAGCGGACTCGTTCTTGGTATCATCAATATAGCGATCGTGGTCGTCATCCTGCTCCTAGTCGGGGCGGTCATTCTCTGGTTCTGCAGCTGGCTGAACTTCCCGGTTCCAGCGATGGTGCAGAAGCTCTACATCGCGGTGGTCGCCCTGATCGCGCTCTACATGCTGGTGGCGCTGCTGCTGGGCATCCCCTCGATCCGCATTATCTCGCATGCGGGCCTGCTGCCGCTGGCGCTGACCTGATGCCCAGCGGCCGGCACTTTTTCTTTTCCGTATTCGTACTGATCGTTGCCGCGATGCTTGCGCTTGCGGCCTACGGCTATTTCAGCGGCGCGTGGGACCGCAATCCGATCGCCTCACCAGCCATAGTCGACTGAAAGGTCACGCCCATGAACATGCTCGATAGGATCGAGGTCGAGGAGCGCTGCGACCTCAGCGACGCCGGCGCCAAAATGCGGATTACTGAAGACGGCTATCTGGTGGCCTCGCCGCGGATCGCTCGCACCGGCATCCAGCTATATAGCGGACACGAAGTCGGCCGCGACGACCTCGAGGTGGTGCGGGTCTATCGGCCAGCCGAGCAGGTATTCGACAAGGCGGCAATGGCATCGCTGGCCTGGCGGCCGGTCACGCTCGATCATCCTGACGATGCAGTCACCGCGAAAAACTGGAAGCAGCTTGCCGTCGGGTATGTCACCGGCAAGGTCGCCCGCGACGGTGACTATATCGAAGTGCCGCTCGCGCTCATGGATCACGATGCGATCACCGCGGTGCAGAACGGCCATGCGCAGTTGAGCGTCGGCTATGGGGCGAAGCTCGTTTGGGGCGATGGCGTGACGCCGGCCGGCGAGCCTTATCACGCGGTGCAGACCGACATTCGCGCCAACCATGTGGCCGTCGTCAAGATGGCGCGCGGCGGCGACAAGCTCAAGATCGGCGACGATAAGACCGGCGATCGCGAGTTCTCGACCGCCGAGCGCGAGGCTGCAGCCGAGAAGGGCCAGGCGATGCCCGGCGGCGGCTTCCCAATCAAATCGGAAAAGGATCTCAAGAACGCCATCCAGGCGGTCGGGCGCGCCAAGGATCCGGCTGCCGCCAAGGCGCACATCAAAAAACGAGCGAAGGCTTTGGGCTTGACATCGCTCATTCCCAAACAATGGGGCGATACCGCCCCGAGAAAGGAGACCAACATGAGTGTGAAGACGATCGACGGCGTTAACATCGAGCTGGAGGACAAGGACGGTCAGATTCTCGACCGTTACCTCGGCGGTCTGCAGAGCAAACTGGCCGACAACGAAAAGAAGGTCGGCGAGTTGACTGCGCAAGTCGTAGCACTCGGCAAAACCGTCGAGACCAAGGACGGCGAGATCATCGGCCTGAATAAGAAACTGGCCGACGCCGAATGGACGCCGCAGAAACGCGACCAGGCCATTCGCGACAGCATGGAGGTCTTCGACCGCGCACGCCGCGTGCTCGGAGACAAGCTGGTCACCGACGGCAAGACCGACACCCAGATCAAGCGTGAAGTCGTTGCCGCCGAGATCGGTGACGAGGAAGCCAAAGCGATGTCGGACGAGGCCATCGCCGGCGTGTTCAGTGCCGTGACCAGACAGGTCAAGAAAGACGGATTCCAGCGCACGGTCAGTGCGTTGTCCCAGCCTCCGTCGGCGTCCTCGATGTTGACGCCGTCCCAGACCGCCTACGCAAAATATGTCGACGGCCTAACCAACGCCTACAAGGCCAAGAGCGCGTAACCCCAAACCCGTAACAGCGAAAGGAGGCAGCACATGCCTGCTGTTCAAACTACCTATAGTGCAACGCTTCAGCCTGGCCTGGAAGGTCAGATCGCCAGCATGCTCGACGACGATGATGTCGAGACTCGACTCTGCGAAACCGCGGCTGGCATCGCATTCGGGCGCGCGGTGTCTGAAGGCACCAATGCGCGCGGCGCGGTGCTCGGCGGCGCCACAAAATTCATTGGCATTACCGCCATCGACACGACGCTGATTATCAAATCCGGTCAGACCGTCGATCTGTATCAACAGCGCGATAGTATGGCGGTGTTAAACGAGGGCGATATCTGGGTGCGTCCGGTCGCGGCCGTCACGCACGGCTTGGCGGCGACCTACGACAGCACAACCGGGCAGCTCAATCCGGCTACCGCCGGCGTAGCGATCCCGGCCTCGCGCTACATCACATCGGCCGGCGCCGGCCAGCTCGCGCTGCTGCGGCTTACCGCAACCGCTCCGGGTGCGTAACCCAGCAAAGATGGAGACCAACACATGAGTTACCAATTAGGCGATGCTGCTCAGCAGGCGCTCAGCTTCGTGGTGCAGCAGGCTCAATATATCGAGCCTCAAGTTTATGAGGTGGCGTACCCGGAAATCCAATACCCGAACCTTGTGCCGATCGACTCCTCCGGTAACGAGTGGATGAAATCGATCGCGTTCTTGTCCCTCGACAAGGTCGGCCAGGCAAACTGGTTCAATCACCTCGCGGCAGACGTTCCGTTTGCAGATGTCATGCTCAACAAATTCGAGCAAGGCATCGAAATGGCCGCGATCGGCTACTACTGGACTCTCGAGGAGACGGGTCAGGAGGCGATGATTTCCGGACCTACCATCAACAGGGTGATGGAACGCGCCAAGGCCGCGCGTCGGGCCTCCGAAGAGATGATCGATCGCATCGCGTTCTTCGGCGATACGACCAAGGGTTGGACCGGCCTCACCAACGACCCGAACGTCACGATCACCGGCGCGCCGGCGGATGGCACCGGCTCGTCGGCTTTGTGGTCCACCAAGACCGCCAACCAGATGGCCCGCGACATCAACCTGATCTTGTCCGGGGTTTATACCAACTCACTGACAACGGAAATTGCGGACACGCTGTTGCTGCCGCCGGATCGGTTTACAGCGTTGGCACAATCGCTGGTCACCAATACGGCGGTGACCGGGCTCAATCTCGTGCAGCAGGGCAATGCCTACACTGCACTGAGCGGTAACCCACTCACCATCCGCACAGTGCGCGGACTGGAGACCGCGGGCGCCGGTGGCGTTGCGCGCGCGATCGCCTACCGCCGCGATCCGCAGATCCTCAAACTGCATCTCCCGATGCCGTTCAACTTCCGCTCGCCGATGCAGGTGACGGCACTTCGGTTCGACGTTCCCGGCATCTTCCGTACCGGCGGCGTCGAGGTCCGACGGCCGAAGTCCATGCAATATCTAGACGGCATTTGAGGAGAACTTCTATGACCGAGCACAAGGAAGTCGCGAAGCAGACGATCAAAGTCAAGAACACCGGCAAGGCTCCGCATGTCCTGCATGCCGCCAGCGGTGAGGCAAAGGTAATCGGGCCCGGCCAGGAGGCCGAGGTCGAAGTCGCGGAGCCGCAGGCCAAGATACTGCAGGAGGCTTCCAAGCGCGGTAGCCATCTCACGGTGTCGGGGCACGAGCCGGAGAAGGAAGAACCGTCCGAGGTCGAAGCCGCAACACCGGACGAGCAGAAGTCACGCCATGCATTGGCCGAGAAAGAGACGGAGCTGATGCAGGCCGGCCAGGAGGCCGGCAAGGACGCGCGCGAGAAGATGGCCAAGAAGGATTGGCAGAAGCTCGCGGCCGAGACCGGCATCGGCATCATGGGCCGCGGCGGCGTGGATGCGCTCGAGACGGTCGCCGAGGCGCCGGACGCACCGGCCAAGAAGAAATAGCGCCTGCGTTTCGTTTGGGGTGCCAGCGCTCGCCCCGCCTTTCCCTATTCCCCACATCGTCATAGGAGGCCAGCGTTATGGCAAACGCAGTATATCCGCTATTCAAACAGTCGCTTCTTACCGAAGCCGACGCCAACAAATCGCTCAACCAAACCGGAAGCAATGCGCCCTACGCGGCCTTGATCACCACCTCGTCCGGCTACACCTATTCGGCAGCGCATCAGTTCTATTCGTCGCTGTCGAACATCGTCGGCACGCCGCAACCGATCACCACGCCGACGGTGGTCAATGGCACGTTCGACGGCGACGACGTCACCTTCACGGCGGTCTCGGGCACGGTGGTCGGCGCGATCGTGATCTACCGGCAGAACGCTGGTGCCAACACCACGTGGCGGTTGACGCTGTTCGAGGACACCTCGGTCACAGGCCTGCCGGTCACGCCAAACGGCGGCAACATCGTGATTACCTGGAACGCCTCCGGGATATTCACGCTGAGCGACGCTGCGGCGAAGGAAGACATCATCCGCATCGGCGAGCTGCCGGATGGGTTGCCGCTGTACCGCTACAACTACCGCCGCTCTCACGTGCCTTCGATCGGTGTGCTGGCGCACGAGGCCGAGCAGCAATACCCGGATTGCGTCGGCCGGCTCGGTGCTTTCCAGGCCGTCGACTATCCAAAAGTCATGGAGCGCGCGCTGCATGGTTGACGACCCGCTCAAGCACCTACCGCGACAGGAACGGGTGCTGTTCGACATGATCACGCACGCGTCTACCGGCATGCCTGTCGAGGCGGTGATGGGCGCCGCCATCAACATGCTGATCAATGCGATTCGGCAGAACTATCCATTGCGCAAGGACGCCGAACAGAAATTCGATGAGCTGTTCGGTCGTGGCAAGCAAATGTTGCTGGCCAATCACTATGACGCAACCACAGGCAGGCGGCGGACGGTGATTCCGCACACCCAAGTCCTCCGCATGCCCTATGTCATGGATCCGGACGCGACCAGGAAGCCGAATGGACGTTGACCTAAGGGCAAAATCGCAGACCATCGGTCCACCGTCCATTGTCGTGGATGGCGAGGACTTCCACACACCGAATGGCATCAGTGTGGTCCTGGTCGATGCCATCTATCATGATCTCGGGGATGTATTTCCTGCCCCGATTGCCAGTGCGGGCAATGTTCAGTTACCCGCTCTGTTCAATGACGCGAACATATTTTGGGTACCGGTATTGTTGGGAACTGCCTGGACCACACCGCAGGGAGGGATCGACAATGACGGGGTGGGCAGCGCGGCTCTTATCAGCCTGACGACATTGCAGCCGGAATCTTATGATGATTCCGTCGGTGGGTCGTATGACATACAAACGACCTTCATTGTTTTTGCACCACTTGTCGGTCCTACCGATTTTATTTGCAAGCCATCCATGGGTGTCGGCGCCGTTCAAATGGCACCATCGCTGGTCAGTGATATTGAAATCGTCATTGAACCAGACCTCGTTGGGTCTTATGGCACCACCACCGCAGCCGTGATCGATGACGACCAGGTCATGTCATCGGCCGTCCTGCTGATGATCCAGTACTTGACGCCGATGACCCATGTCGATGTCGAGGACACGTTGGATCCCGACGGGGTTGCGGCATTCGGGCATTTGATGCCGGAACTGGGCATCATGGACGCGGACATGTTTTCGACCGCTGTCATGACACCGGGGGACGTGACGTTGTCGGCGGGTTTCATCGCTGCGCCGGAAGCCGAGTACCCGCCCGATCTGCAGGCGAGCGCCGCGTTAATTACCTCATTGGTGACCGACGACGACCAATCCCACGATGTCGTCGCTTTGCCGGGTGATGTTTTGTGGCAAGATCCCGACACGACGCATGACGACGCGTTCAGCGGTTCGGCCATGTCTCCGGGGCCGGTCGGGATGCAAGTCGATTGGTTTGGGGATACCGATTTGTTGTACGCATCGGTATGCATGCGTGGCGATGCGAATATCGGACCATATCCATATGAGGAGATGGATGTTATTCCGGCCTGGATGTCCGAGCAGAAGTCGACATTTGCCATGCCAAGGCTGATCGACTTCGAGCGCTTTTTCTCCGCTCGTGTCAGCGGTGGTCATTACCACTCGACGCAAGGTTCGCGGCTCGTCGGTTCGATGTCCGGCCCGGCCTACATGGTCGGTGGGACGAAGACGCATTCCCTCAAAGGTTCGATTGATACCGCAGCATGACCGAGCTTCGACAAAATTTCAGCCTGATCGCCGGCGACGACACCGATGTCGACTATGGCATCGTGCCACCGCCAGATCCGCCGTTTGACATGGCGCAGGCGAACATGACCTGGACCGCCTATCCGCAAGTGCGCGGGGTCGCCGACAAGACTGCGTCGGTTGTCATTAAGACGTCGGCCGATGGGAGCATTGTTGTCGAGGACGCGTCGTCCTATGCCTTTTCGGTGCTGCTTGCTTCCACCGATACCATGGCTCTATCCGGCAACTATTATTATGAGATCGTCATCATCGATCCGTTGAACGACAACAGGCGCTCGACGCCGACAATCGGCACGATGACGGTGATCGACACCGCGAATCCGATCAATGTCGTCGCCTTCAAATCCATGTTCCCGGAGTTCATGTCGGTGGACGATAGCGTGGTGCAGACGGCCTTGGATGAAGCCGCCCTGTTTATCGGTGATGATTGGGATCCGGTGGACGCGCAGGCCGCGACTTTTTACCTCGCGGCCCATTTCATAGCGCAAGGCCAGGCAGCCGCAGGTGGGACAGGGCGGGTGGTCACGTCCGAGCGCATCGGACAGATTTCGGTTCAGTATGCGGCGGCGTCCAGCACTTCCGGCGGGTCGGCCTATCCGTCACTGACCAACTCGTCCTATGGCTTGATGTTCCTCGCGGTGATGCGGCGCAACAGTCCGGGCATTGCGGTGGTGTAAATGGACTACTCGCGCGAGCGCGCCATTGCCGATGCCATGATCGCCAAATACGGGTCGCCGGCGATCCTGCGGCGCGAGAATGGCGGGGACCGATCCTGCATCGCCTTCATCTCGGAGTACTCGCCGCATGAGCGGGTCGGGAAGTTGATCAATCAGACGGATCGCAAGGCATTGTTGTCGCCTGTCGGCCTGACCATCGAGCCGGATTCAGAACAGGACACGTTGGTGACACTCGACCCGGCGTCCGGTGCCGAGCTCGAGACGTTGCGCATCGTTTCGCCTACCGGCAAGTTGGCGCCAGCTAACATCGTCGTGTATTGGGAACTGCAGGTTAGGCGTTGAAATGCAGGACAAGCGAGAAACCATACTGTCGCGCATGCTGGTGCTGCTGGGGACGGTGAACGGGACGCCGGACCCCTTGAACGTGTTTCGCAACCGTGCCGAAATCCCGACCGACAAGCTGCCGGCGCTTGTTTTGTTGGACGGCAAGGAAGTCCTCAAAAATCCGCAGGCGGTACATACCCGCGGCGGCGCACGCGCGCCCGGCATATTTGAACTGTCCCCGCAGGTGTTCATCGTATTGCGTCCACGTAATACCATCGACAATCCCGGCGTTGGCGAGGAGCTCTCCGGCTTGCGGATGCAGGTGCTAAAGGCGTTCACCAACGATGATGAGTTGTGGGCCTTGCTCGGCTCAAACGGCGAGCTGATACATTCCGGCCACGACACGGACTTGCAGACCGGATCGACGCTGGTCGGTCAAATGCAAATGCGCTTCCAACTCACTTACGTTTTGGACCCTAACGATCTCAACTGAAAGAGCAGGAGAATCAAACATGGCTTACGGTGTCAGCAGTCCGGATGTCAGCAACCTTGCAGTCGGCAAGGGCTTCATTCTGTTCAAGCCGATAGATCAGCTTAGCTTCTTTCATGTGGGCAATGTACCGACCTTTACTTTCACCCCAAAGGTGACGACCCTTGATCATTACAGCTCGATGGCGGGATCACGCATCAAGGATTTGACCATCATCACCGAGAAATCGGGCGAGGTGAAGATGGATCTGGAAGAGTTGACCGCGCAGAACCTGGCAATGTTGCTGATGGGCGATGTCGGCAACGATGGCGGTACGCCGCCAAACCCGCAGGTCCAAATCTTCTCGCGCAGCTCGTTCATCGGCGAGTTGAAGTTCTATGCCACCAACGAGGTGGGCCCGCGTTGGTATGTCGATCTGCTCAGCGTCAACCTGACACCGTCCGGGGATTTTTCGCCCATCATCGACAATGCCTTCGTCAAGATGGTGGTCAGCGGCTCGGTGCAGTCAATCGACGGTGTGTTCGGGACCATGACGTTGATGCCCCCGGTAAATTCGGTTGTACCGACGAACGTGCTGCTGCCGACAATCACGGGCGGCGCCTCCGTCTCCTCGCCTGGCGCGCCAAAGGTCGGAGATGTTTTGACTGCAACCATCGGCGGTTGGACGGGGGCGCATAGCTATACCTATGCGTGGCAGAGCGTCACGGGCACCACCGGCCCGTGGGTGCCAATCGCTCCACCACAGATCGGCAAGACATATACGGTGGTCGCCGGTGATGTTGGCAAATCGTTCAAGGTCATAGTCACCGGCGTCAATCCGATTGGCAGTACGCCGGCGACCAGCACGAATACGCTCGTAGCGGCAGCGACGTAAGCGAAAAAGCAAAGGAGAAAGGGCATATGAGCAGCCTGCTAGACCTTGGCCCGTTGACCGAGGATGTCGAGGTTCGCGGCGTCAAATTGTCGGTGCGCGGGCTGACTGCCGCAAATCTGTTCAGATTGTTCGCCGAGTTTCCGAAGATGCAAGAAGCACTCGCGGAAATGGGTACAACCAGCAGCGCGATCTTGGAGCTGGCACCAGATCTGTTTGCGAAAATAATAGCGATCGCGACTGGGTCGCCGGATGACGAGGCCGTTGTTGCGAAGGCGAAGGAGCTCGGGGCGGCCGATCAAATGGCGATCCTGTCGGCGGTGGGGAGGCTGTCGTTCCCGCAGGGCTTCGGCCCTTTCGTCGAGCAGATCACCCGGCTGATGGTGCCGGATACGCCGAGCCAGCCGAGCGGGCCGGGGAACTCATCGCCCGCGCCATCCAACGCGGCATTGCAGACGGACTCTCCTGGGATCGCGCGTGGGGCCTCACCCCGCGTCAATTAGCGGCCTGGATAAAGCTGTCCGAACGTAATCGCCAGATCAACCTCGCCCACGAGTTCGTCAACCT